TTATCTTCCATGTCAAGCATCACTGCGACCGCCATTTCTCCTGCAGCACCGAGTAAATGATGGCGTAGTGCTAAATCTCCTTTCTCTGCTCCATTGTTCCTGCCTTTTTTGCCTTGCTTTTCGTTGAGAGACTGCCTGCGAAAAGCTTCAGCACGAGCCCGTTGGCGCTGATCAGGAGTGAAGGCAAAGGTGAGTGGCATTAACCAGTCCACAATGGCCAGCTTCTACGGACAATGTATCCAGGAATTAGACTAAAAGCAATACAACATAGCCATTAGCGTTCGTTATGGAAGGCGAAGCAATTGATTTGGGGCATGCTACGGCAGGCGGCATCCGTTCAGACGGCCTTCAAAACGTGCTGATTGGCATGGGGACTGGTCGTGATAAGAGTCAGTACACGAAAACTACGGCCACCGTCTTCCTGCCGCAAGAGGATCTTGAAAATCTCTATGGAGAATGGCTGCCTCGCCGCATTGTTGACATCTATGCCGATCAAGCCACGAGGAAAGGCTTTAAAGTGTTGTTCGGTGGTGACGGCGTAAGAGCCGAAGAAGTGCAAGGCATTGAGCAAACGATTGAAGACCTTTACATCCTTGAACACCTCAACCTTGCAGCCAAAAACGCCCGCCTTTATGGGGGTGCTTGTCTACTTCTCTTTATTGACGATGGGCGTCCCGCTTACATGCCTGTCGATAAACGCAACATCCGTCGCATTGAAGAAATTGAATGTCTTGATAGATGGCAAATTGCTCCAGTTATCAACGAAGAAAACTTATACGACTATTCAAAAGCCACTTATTATCAGATCATCTCTGGAGATTTAATTAACGAACCCACGCTTTCTTATATTCATAAAGATAGGATTTTACGGTTTGATGGTGATTGGCTGCCTTATCGCATTCGTCAAAGGAACTATGGATGGGGCATGAGCAGTTTACAAACTGTTTATGACAGCTTCCGTCATTACTGGACTGGTCTTAATTCCGCTGCAACGCTCCTCACTGAATTCGATATTTTTGTTCATAAAGTGAGGGGCTTGGCGGCAATGCTTGCTGCTGGCAAAGAAAGCTCTATTCGTGATCGTTTGCAGGTGAATGATATGAGCAAGAGCATTTATCGCGGCTATGCGATTGATGCTGAAAAAGAAGAGCTTGAATTCATTAGTCGCAACTTCGGTGGCATCGGGGAAATTTTAGAAAAGCTTCGCGTGGATATTATTGGCGCCAGCAAAATTCCTCATACAGTGTTGTTTGGTGAAAGCCCGAGCGGACTTGGTTCCACTGGCCGTAGCGAAGAGCGTGATTTCGCCAAGATGCTTTCTGATTATCAGAGCGTCCATTTCAAGCGTCCCATGAAGAAGCTGATGGAATACATCATGCTGAGCAAGGAGGGGCCGACAAAAGGAGAAATGCCCGACTCATGGCGCATCTCCTTTAATCCATTGTTTGAGCTTAATGAGCGCGAAATGGCTGACGTGCGGGCTCGTGTGGCGGCTGTAGACGGCCGTTACATCCAGTTGGGTGTACTGAGTCCTAAAGAAGTGGCAGATGCCCGTTACGGCGGTTCTGAGTGGAGCATGGAGCTTATGCTCGATCCGTCTGTCGTTCGCGAGCTACCCCAAACTGCAGGTTCCACTCAAGGTGGGGGTGGTTCCACTCAATCCGGGGGTGGAAAGCTAGCAGTGCCGCCAGGCGGTCGCGATCCTTTGAACGAAGAGAATGGCACGCTTCCCATGGATGGAAGCAGGGAGGTAGAAGATAGCGCCGCCGGTCTTTTCTTGCCTCGTGACTTAGAAGAGATTCGCGGCGACGTGACTTTCACTGACAAGGAGCTTCATTCTCGTGCAGTGAGCGCTGCAAAGGCTAAGTTCAAAGTATGGCCATCTGCTTATGCAAGTGGCTATGTCGTGCAACAGTACAAGCAAATGTACAAGAAAAAGCATGGTTCATTGGGCGGTGCTTTTAAAAGCGATGAAGGTGAGTTGCACGCCGATGATCTTGATAAATGGTTCAAGGAGAAATGGGTGAGGATTGGAGCCAATGGTGAAATCCTTGGCCCTTGCGGCGCTCGCGAAGAAAAGGAAGGCAAGCCGAAGTGTCTTCCCCAAGCAAAAGCTCAAGCCATGAGCAAAGAAGAGCGCCAAACAATCGTGCGCCGCAAACGTGCAGCCGATCCCGATCCTGAGCGTAAGGGGCCTGCGAAAATGGTCAGCAGTAAAACGGACGCCATTGAGCCATTAAAAACAAGCGGGCTCATTCTTGCTGACATTGATGAAGCTTCTCTTATTGATGAAGAGGACATTTCCGCTGCATTGAATCAATGGAAGGAGGAAGCGCCTGAGCGCTTCAAGGATATTCTGGAGGCAGAGGATGTCCAGCCTCAATGATCTTTCTCAATTTTCCGAAGCCATTGCTCGTTTTGATCAATCATCCTGGCGCTATGACCCTATCAGTGGTAGGTATCGCGGCGCTAATGGACGTTTTCTCAGCGCTCGCGCAGTGGAAGCATTGGTGGATGGTCGAATTAACAGGCTTGGTATTGAGTTACGGCGTCTTACACGTATGCTTGGCTCTGGCGATATTACGCTGGACCAATGGCAAGGAAGCGTAAGGGAAGCGCTTAAGCTTGTCCATGTACAGGCGGCAATTATCGGCAATGGCGGACGTGAAGCAATGGTGGCTACCGACTGGGGGCGCATCGGGCAGCGTCTCCGCGTGGAATATGCTTACCTACAGAATTTTGCTAATGACCTTCTGGGCGGTCGCGTTTCTGTTGCCCAGTCTCTTGCTCGCATCGGCCTATATGCTCAAAGTGTACGCGGCAGTTTTTGGGAAGGAGCTAGTATTCGGCAGGAAAAACAAGGATACACTTTGATGCGGCGTATTCTTGATTCTCAGGCAAAGCATTGTCAGGATTGTCTAAATTATGCAGCTCGCGGCATGGTTCCCATTGGCAGCGTGCCGCTTCCTGGGCAGCGCTGCGCATGCCGCGCGAACTGTCGATGCAGTGTAAAATACTTCCGACAACAGGCGCCAGCAGTGGCAGTTTGAGATGGACGTTTTAGTTGGCAGCACTGGATTGATTGGCAGCGTGCTTCGCGAGCACCATGACTTTGACTGTCGTTTTAATTCCGAGAATATTCACCTTGCTCCATTGTTGAAGGAAGATATTGACACGCTTTACTTGGCATGCTTGCCAGCAGAGAAATGGAAAGCAAACCAGGCGCCAATCGCTGATTTTGACAATATGTATCACGTATTGACAAAGATAAGGTTATGGAAACCGAGGGAGGTGGTTCTTTATTCAACGATTGATGTTTACAGTCAAACCTATAAATATGTGCAAGATTTCCCTGAGATGCACGCCATCGATTATGGCTCTGTGCGCTATATCTTTGAGCTGCTAGTTAAGCAAACATTCCCCAATAGCATTGTTACAATTATTCGCCTTCCAGCATTATTTCATAAGCGCATCAAAAAGAACATCTTGTTTGACCTGCTGAATCGGCACAACATAGAAAAGATCAATGCCAATTCTTGTTATCAATGGTATGATCTAAGCGATTTGTGGACAGACACGAAAGCATGCGAAAAAGGAAAAAGCCATCAATGGTTTTCCGCTCCCATTGAAACACTAGAAATTATTGATAAATGGTTCCCATGGGCTAGGACAGAAGTTGATTGCAGCCTTCGCGTTGAATACAATTATGGGCCTTATTTTGCTAGCAAGGAGGCAACCATGAAAAAGATGGAGGCTTTTATCAATGCTTGGAATTAGCGCTATTGGCTGGACCGATGAAGAAGAGGAGCAAATCTTAAGTGCAAACGCTGGGGCGTTTAACGTACTAGAGATTGTGCCTGCACGTATTTTTGCCCAAGGCAAAGACTGTGCCGATATTGCAAAAGAATATCGCGAAAGCTACGGCTTGTGGGCATATTCAGCTCAAGCATTATTCTTTCAAAGCAATGTGCAAAGTTTTGAAGATACAGCAGCAGTGTCGGAGCATTTACTGAAAGTGATTAGCCTTGGTTCTCTGATGGGAATCAAACGTTTTGTCCTAGGAAGTCCGAGTCTGAGAAAGGGAAGTCCATCGTGCTTAATGAATGTACTGAAGCGTATGGACGCAGTGTTGGAAGCAAATGGAGCCATCCTTTGCATCGAGCCTGTAGCAAAATGCTACGGAGGGTCATATTTCTTTACGGTCAACGAGATTGTTAACCACATTGACTTTTGCAATCTTAAAAATGTCAAGACGATGCTTGACACCAATAATGCATGGCTGCAAGGTGATAGCCCTAAAAAGCTGTTGAACCATTACTGGCCCTACATTGCCCACGTGCATATTAGTGATACTGACAATGGCCCACTGCTCAACAAATACGAACACAAGCAAATCAAGAGAATGCTTGATGGCATCAACTAC